GCAGAAGCAGGACGAGGGCTGGGTGTATGGCCCCGTCAAGGACGCCGAGAAGAAAGAGCACCCATGCATGGTGCCCTTTGACCAGCTACCACGCGAGCAGCAGGCCAAGGACTTCATTTTCCGCGCCGTGGTGCACGCGATGAGCAAGGTGGCCTGACCATGGCATCAGTGAACAAAGTCACCCTGCTGGGCAACGTAGGCCGCGACCCTGAGCTGCGCTATCTGCCTGACGGAAAAGCAGCCACCAGCATCAGCCTGGCCACCACATCAAAGCGCAAGAACCGCGAAACGGGCGAGGTCATCGAGGACACCCAGTGGCACCGCGTGCAGTTCTTTGAACGCCTGGCCGAGATCGTGGGCGAGTACGTGCGCAAGGGCCACCCCATTTACGTGGAGGGCCGCATCAAGTACGGCAAGTACACCGACCGCGAATCGGGCCAGGAAAAAAACACCGTGGAAATTGTGGCCACCGAGCTGCAATTGCTGGGCGGCGACCGTGACCGGCAGGGCCAGCAGCAACAGCAGCCACAGCAGCCACAGCAGCGCACCGCCGCACCGGCACCACGGCCGCAGCAAGGCTATGACGCACCACGCCAGCGCCCGCCAGCGCCGCCGCCAGCGCAGAGCAGCAGCGGGTTTGATGACATGGACGACGACATACCTTTCTAAGACGCACGCCAGTAAAGCGCTGGCGGCACAAAAGGATTGAAAATGAAAAAATCTCTCGCAGTGGTTGGCCGCATCACCGAAACGGCCAGCATCCCAGGTGCTGACCTCATCATCCAGGCGGTGGTTGTGTGCGGCGAATCTGGCAAGTGGAGCGGCGTCGTGTCCAATGCCACCCAGGTGGGCGACATGGTGACCGTGTTCCTGCAAGATGCCATCCTGCCTCCCAGTGACCGCTGGGCATTCATGGAGCGGCACAATTGGCGCGTGCGCATGGCTCGGTTCAAAGGCGTTCCCAGCGAGTGCCTGATTGTCTCGGGCGCCCCCGACATGCCACCCGGCACAGACTTGACCGAGGCCCTGGGCGTCACCAAGTACGAAAAGCCAATCCCAGCAGGTATGGGCGGCGATGCCGTCGGTGCATTCCCGTCATTCCTGCCCACGACCGACGAGCCCAACTTCCAGACTGTGTACTTTGAGCAACTGATGACGCAGCCGTTTTACGTGACAGAAAAAGCCGATGGCTCAAGCTGCACAGCATGGGTTGATGAAAGCGGCTTACATGTCGCCTCTCGAAATTGGGAGTTGCGAGAGCCTACAAAGACCGGGGCACACAACGTCTACTGGACAACTGCGCGCAAGTACAAGTTAGAAGGGATGCCGTTTGGCACTGCCGTGCAATTTGAAGTCGTCGGCCCCGGCGTGCAAGGCAACCCAATGGGCCTGACAAACCTGGAAGGCCGCTTGTTTGGGGCATTCGTGCGACTCAATGGTCAGTGGACAAGGCTGTCACGCAAGCAATTCCCGGCAACCGAAATGCCACTTGCGCGCGAAATACCTGTTGAGCAACGCCTACACACCGCCGACGAACTGCGCAAACTTGCTGCCATCCAGTACCCCAACGGATGGCGCGGCGAAGGAGTCGTTGTCCGCGCGGTAGATCAAACGTGGTCATTCAAGGTAATCAATCTGGACTACAAAGATTGACCCGCTTCAACCCCATACACAGCCCGCCCAGTGCGGGTTTTTTCATACCCAAACACATGCGCAAACAAAAAACCATCTTCATCGTTGGCCCCCAGCTCAACCTCCCGGCAGCCAACGCAATTGCATTCGCGAAAGCCCGAGCAGCACTTGAGCGCCAAGGATTTGCAACATCAGGCCAGCAGCACACGGACGGAACGGCTCTGCGTGATTGCGATGGCGTGGCCGTGCTGCCGGGTATCACGCCTGCTGAGATTGCCCCAAATGTCGTGCTGCGTGAGGCGCGTGCCCACAACGTGCGAGTCAAAACCGTTTTCGAATGGCTGGAATCATGACCGGAACCCTCTCATCCCGCATCCTTGCCGCCATCAAGGCCAACCCCGGCAAGTCGTCGCTGGAAATCTCGTTGCTGCTGACGAATGTGACCCGCAAGCAAGTAGCCGAGAACGCGACCAAGCTGGCTGGCAAATACCTCGTTGAGAACCGGGCCGAAGACAACCGCTCCACGGCCTGGTACTCCACCACATCAGATGTGCCACGGGCACCGAAAGAACAGGGCGATGCGCCTGTGCTGCGCGGACCTTCATTCCGCCCCAAGGGCGACTACACCCCCAGCCCATGGCATGTGCGCGAGGGAGGCGGCGATGCGCTCACCCTGCCCAGCCGACGCGGCGACACGTTCGTGACTCACTCCGCGCCGATGGGGATTGAGGGCGTACCACCAAAGACACAGCAGACCGTCATCAAGAAGGTAAGCCCGATCAACAGCGCGACGTTTTGCAAGCGAGACCCGCGCCAGGCTATCAGCGGGATGTCGGCATGACAGCGAAAACCACTTTCGTCGGCGGCATCAACCCATTCATCGGCCAGCCAGTGGCCGCACCAGAAAAAGCCATGAACACACGCATTCGACCAAAGCCAGCCACCCCAACTGTTGATATTGGCGGGCTGTCAATTTGTGACGACCCCATCCCTGAACACAGGGTGTCGCCAGAAGGGAAGTACGACGCGCTGCTGTCCAAGCTCAAGCCCGGCCAGTGCATCAAGTGCCCCAGCTCAGACGTGAATCGACTCGCCAACGCAATCAAGAAGCACGTCGAGCGCAAGCACCCGACATGCATGGTCCGCAGTATGCAGGACTACGGCGACGGCATGGGTCGGGTGTGGATGCTGCCACGGCCTGAGCCAAAAGCAGCGAAGTAACGCCATAGCTCAGGGGCGCGAGCATAGCGAGCGTCCCACTGGAGCGGAGGGTTAGACGGTGGAAACGAGACACTGCGACGAATGCAGGCACTACAACGACGAGGACGTGCCGGGCGCGAAGGTTTGCGAGAAAGGCCATAAGCCGCGATGGTACTCGCAGCGCAACGACAACCCGCACGATCTTGACTACGGCTACAAGCGCAAATGCGCTGACTACGAAGAAAGGAAATAGACATGGGCTACATCGTGATGAGCGCACCACTGCGCAAAGAAATGCCGGAATGGTTCGCGCCGCTTGCATACGGCAAGGATGGGGACATTGCGCCAGACCAACTTTTGAGGCGCGGCGGAACGGCGACGATGTTTGCAACACAAGCAGCGGCAAACGCGGCGATCCGCGACACGATAGCGAAGGCAAAAGCCGATGGCGACAAGTGGCCGAGCAAGTACGGCATCTATCTGCTGACGGTGGAGGATGCGCCGTCTAACCCACAGTTAGGCGTATTGGAGACATGATGATGGAACACTTGAATTACAGCCGGCAACTTGCGCGGCAGTGCATGGACCTGCTGACGGTTCCGGGGATCGAGCATGATCGGCGGGCTTTGCTGTCTAGCGTGGTAGATCTGCACGGGTCTTCTACGAAGTTCATCCTGCCGGACGGTGGGCGCCTGTATGACGACAATGAATTCCGAGCGCTGGACGAGTCGGTGCCGCTGCGGCTGCCGTACCCATGCATTGCACTGGAATACCAATCTAATGGGCGCGACCGAGAAATGGACGAGCCTGTGGGCCATGTGAACGGCGTGCCTCAGTACGAGGCCGGGGACTCTGTGAGCGCGCCCAAGCGTGTTGTATACGCAAGGGAGCACGGCGACTACATCGTTGCCACGGTCGCATTTTGGACGCGACATGATGGCCTTTGGCGGGTGCTGCCAGAGTGCGCCATTCCGAATGTCGGCTATCTGGATCGTGGCATGAGCTATTCCGGTCGCCCCGCAATCAAGGCGGCGTTCCAGAATCCGCGCGTTCCTATGTCTGACTACATGGACGAACTTGGGGCGCTTCTCTGTTTCCTGAACATCTTGCATTGCTCAAATGTGCAGGCTCATCGAAGCGATCCAAAACGCGCAGGCAAGAAAATCAAATCCGCACTGCCTTTCGACACTTATCACCTCCTGACCATCGCCGCGCCAGGCAGGGCGGGCTCGGCTGGAGAAGGTGCGGAAACTGGAGGCCACCGCTCGCCACGCGAACACTTGCGGCGCGGCCACATCAGGCGGCTGGCAGACGACCGACGTATTTGGGTGAACGCCACGGTGGTCGCCGCTGCCCGTGGTACATGCGTGGTGACAAAAGACTACGCAGTGCGGTGCGCTGCATGAATACGCCTAACATCACAGTGAGCCGCGAACTGCTGCGGCAGGCAATTGAGGCGCTGAATGAAGCCGACAACGTGCTTACGTCTTCGATGTTTGCTGAAGCCGCCACCGCACTCAGAGCCGCGCTTGAACAACCAGCGGTGGAGCAGGCTGAAAAGCTTGACCCATTGACGCAATTGCAAGTTGCCTATGTGATGGGGTTGCGAGATGCAAACTCAGCACCCCAGCCAGCACCAGTGCAGGAGCAACAACCAGCACCAGCCTCGAAGCCAGTGTTGCTCCAATGCTTGGGCTGTGAGCGTGTTGGGACGCAAGAGCAACTGTCTGCATCGACCGATTGCGACTGTTGGTTACACACGCAACCAGCACCAGTGCAGGAGCCAAGCCATGATGTTGTGGCTGGTGCAATATTTGACTTTGCCGGGTTCCTGACGAGCCACAAAGTAATGATTGAAGTGGGGTCGTGCTCGAATGCATCACCGATGGTCGAGCGAATCAAAGAGTGGTCAGGCAACCGTGGACTGTCGCTTGAGAATCCTGATGTGTTCGGGTGGCAAATGCGAACAGCACAACCCCGCAAGGCTGTGAAGCTGAGTGACAGCGAAATACTTACAGCACTGGACGTTGAGTACGTGTCAAGCGCACAGAACAGAGAGTTGTTCTTATCTGACGCAAGAACGATTGAGCAGGCTGTGTGGGCGAAGTTGGGAGTGAGCGATGACTGACCAATGCGAATGCCACCGCTGCATCAAGGAACACGACCTGCACACCGTTGTCGGTAAGTGGAAGGTCCCACTTAGCAGCACACAAATGACTCTGTGCCCCGTGTGTGGCAACAAGCGTTGCCCAAAGGCAAGCGATCACAGACTTGAATGCACTGGCAGCAATAAGCAGGGGCAACCCGGCAGCATTTATAAGGACATTTGGAAATGATCGACACCAAAGCAATCAAGGCAGCGGCTGAAGCTGCAACACCACAACCGTGGATTGACCCCGGTGAAGGAAACATGCCGTTTATCTGCATGATGACACCAGCAACAGTCATCGCCCTGTGCGACGAGGTGGAGAGGCTGACAATCATTGCGTCTGAGTTGCAAGACCTGTGTGACAGGCAGGCAAAGCGGTTGGCAGAGGCTGAGAAGGATGCTGCGAGGTATCAGTGGCTGCGATCAGAGCATGAGCGGTTCGACCCGCTGTGTCATCTGGCATGGAAGCAGAACAGTGACCGCCGTGGCAGTGAGTGGGTGAACACAGCCAATCTTGACAATGACATTGACGCTGCTATGGATGCCAAGCCATGAACGGCACCGTAACGCCTAGCTAACCGGCGCAGGCGGCTTTATCGCCTGCGTCCGTGTTGAGCGACGTGTTAGCAGGCAAACGAAAGGATGATGATGGCTGAGAAAGTGACAATCGGGAATTGCGAACTGTGGCACGGAGACTGCCGCGAGATTTTGCCATCGGTCGCGGCAGGCTCGATAGTGACCAGCCCGCCTTATGGGGTTGGCAAGGAATACGAACGCGGCGGCAGGCTTGAATGGTTGGCGCTGATGTCGGGGTTCTTTGCTGCGACTGACGCGGAAATTGTGGTTTTGAACTTGGCTGATGTGCGCTGCCATGAGGACAAGCTGATAGCCCCCGTGCGGGCTGACGTTGTTGGCAGGAAGAACACAGTCACCGCGCAGGACGTAATTGACGCGGCGATAGCCGGCAGGGGGCGCAACAAGAAGGAGATTGCCGAGGCACTGGCGTGCAGCGAGCAAACAATAGACCGGAGGCTTTTCGGGAACAACGCAAGGGGCAGCAAAGCGGAGGCACAGACAAGAGTTTTTCTTTCTGGTGCGGCGGCTTCGGACTTGGCCAGCGTGGCCGGGTACTACCTGCACGATTCGCGGGTTTGGGTGAAAGACCCCTGCTGGCAAACCTGTCAATACCACTCACTGAGCGACCGTGCGGTTGACGAACACGAGCATGTGCTGTGCTTCCGCAAGGCCGGCAGCGTGCCGACTTTTGACCGCGCACGCCTACAAGTGTCAGAGTGGGGGCAATGGGGTAGCCGGTCAGTTTGGGCGATTCCTTCCGTGCGGAACAACGACGACCACCCGGCAAAGTTTCCTGACGAGTTGGCGCGGCGCATGGTTCTGCTTTGGGGTTTTGGCGTCGTGTGCGATCCGTTCCTTGGAAGCGGGACAACTGGCGCGGTTTGCGCTGAACTAGGACTGCCGTTTGTTGGGATTGAGCGAGACAGGCGGTTTTTTGATCTGGCGTGCGAGCGGATAGCAAAAGTCGGCGCTGGCGACACGGCGGTGCAGGGCGACATGCTTTTGACTGCTAACGAAGTTGATGGTGATGATCGACAAATATGCATTGGCAAAACAGTCGCTAAGAGTGACAGAAGCGATTAATGCACGCCAATCCCTGCAAGAAAGGCTGATCAACCGATCAACCCACTGGAGCAAAACCCCTCCCCGCTACCGCTCCACGGCACCGCCGCCGTCAGCACCCCTCAACGCCCGCTCGGCAGCGTCGTAACTGGCGGTGCAGCGCCCAAGCTCGGCGGCAAGTCGGGCTGCGTCGGCAGAAAACCGAGTAAGAAACTCCGCATCTCCCCTTGCCAGTCCCGCGCCGGTGCATCCCACACCAGTGGCGGTAGGGTCGGCGGCTTCACCGGGTCGGTCTGCGGCCCGCAATTCGGGGCGGTTGCGCAGGCGGTCAAGCTCAGCAGCGTGCACAGCAGCAATGCGTTGGTCTTGGGCATGTCGGCTCCTTTGCTGCATGGCAGCGTTGTCAATCAGCGCCCGCTCGGTGTTGCGGTGCTCAATGGTTTGCTCGGCAGTGCGCAGGGCGCGTGACGCGGTGTCTCGGTCCCACTGCTGTTTGACCGTGGCTGCCCCCGCCCTGCTGCCAGTTGTGTAAATGCCCCAGTACGCGGCTACCAGGGCGGCGGCAACGGCCAGGGCGGCAATGAGCTGCACGGGCACAGCGCCCGTCTGCAACCATTTTCCTGATGCCGGGTAAATGGTCATGTCAACACCCCGCGCAGGCTGCTGTCATTTACATCCGCATCGGGCAGCGGTATGTCAGCGGGGCGCTGCCCTGCTGCCAGCTCATCGGCCGACAGTTCAATGGCGGTGCGGGTGCGCATGCGGTTGTCAGCCTGGCTGGTCATTTTTCGCAGCAGGTGGCGGCGGTCTCGTTCGGTTTGTTCGCGTTTCCATTGCTCAGGCATAGCACCCCCACCACACGGCGTAAAACATCATGATCCACAGAGCTGGCATCAGGCGTCTCCCTCTTATGCCCAGCCCTCCTTGCGCTGATGCAGCCGCTGCCACACCACGTATCCACACAAAGCAACCACGGCCACCAGCAATACCGGGACAAGCCAGCCACCCAAAGACTCCACGCCATCTTTCACCCCATTCACTGTGTTGATCGTCTCGCTGACTGCTGCCAGCGTTGCCGTACCGCCAGCCGCAACGCTGGCCCTGTTGATGGTGCTGGCCGTCATCGGCGTCTCTGGCTCCACCGCTTGCGGCATTGCCAGCAACGGCCCGTCAATCAGCGGCTCGCCGGTGGCTGGCGTCAGGTACAGCGCAGCCTCAGCGGCACGGCGGCGCGTCAGGCCCTTCACGGGTTGCAGCTTGCCGTCAATCTTTGCCTTGTTCCAAAGCCCAAACGCCCGTGCAGCTGCCTGCGAGTCGCCCCGGTTGTGCGCCCGCACCACGCTAGACCCGGCAAACCCGGCCACCCCAATGTTGAAAGCCAGGCTCACGCAGGCATCCAGCTCAGGCTGCGTGGGCGGCACCTTCAGCGCAGCCAGCACACCCTGCTCATACGCCACCAGCTCGTGCTGCAACCGCGCCTTGGCCTGCGCCAACGTCATCTTGTCGCCCAGCTTCACCCCGTGGGTAAAGCCAAAGCCAATGGTGGGCACGCCCGCCGGGCACAAATAGGCATCCCCACGGAAGCCCTCAAACTCAACAATCAGGGCAATGCCCCGCTGGCTCATCTTCTTTGCCATGTTCATCAACCTCCTGAATGAAACAACGCTTTGAACAACCCCGCCAGGGCAGTCCACCCGCCCACCGCGTACACCAGCCCGCCAATCAGCAAGAACAAAAAGCCCTTGCTGACCAGGCCACTCAGCCCACTTAACACCAGCTTGCCGGTCTGCGCTGTGGCTTGCTTTTCCAGCACCGTCAGGCCAGCATCCCAGAAGCGGGCTGCCGCGTCCTCGGTAATGGCACCGGCAATGCCGTCGCGCACAGCCTGGGCAATTTTTTGCTCCAGGTACTCAATGGTTTCGTCCGTCAGCCGCACCTCGGCCACACGGTGCAGTGGCGTGGGCGGGTGCTTGCGTTGCTCAACGCCGTCCCACCCGCTGGGGTGGTGGTTGGGGTCTGTTGCGGGGTCGCTCATGCGGTCACCTGAAGTTGCTTGAATACTGTTTGCGCTGCACCTCAGCCAGGTAGGCCTGATAGCAATGGCGCGGCTGCCAAAAAAACAGCACATCAATGGCGGGCCTGAACAGTCGGCCAAACCACTTGCCATCGCGTTCGGCGCGGTAAGCGCGGCTGCTCAGGGTTTCGTCAGGCGCACCGGCCAGCAGCGCGTTCAGCAGCTGGTCAATGGCGACAAACAGGTTCAGCCAGTACGGCATCACAGCCCCGCAGCGACGACAAACAACTGGTCAAGGTTCTCTGATGTCAGGCCAAATGCGGTTGCAGCAGCTTGCAGAGTGGGGTCGTCACGCCTCCAGCGTTGAGCCTTGTCAATGAAGGCTCTCTGAGCGAACGTGCGGTCTGGGGATGTGGCCCATGCGTCGTACTGGCTGGAGAGTCCAGCAGCATCCAGCGCGAGCATCCCTTGCAGTGCAGTGACTGACACAGGAATGGGGCTGACCACAGGCGCAGTAAACTGACCGTCTGCGTAGGTGTAGCCACAGATGTCGAGCAGGCCGTCGATGGGGATCATGTCGGCAGCGACGATGGGGCCAGCTGTCTGGGTCACGGCACAGACGATGCCGTCTTTGATTTGTGCGTAATACATCAGTTGTACTCCGTCAGTTCCCAAGAGACGATGCTTCCGAGTGGCCCAGCGGCGTACTGCACCGTCGCAGTGATGGTTGTGGTGTTCGTCAGCACTAGACGCGGGATATTGGTATACGCGCCTGAATCGAGTCCGTTGCCACCCAAAAAGCGAAGCTCGGTTTTTGCGGTGTCCACGGCTGTGATCGTCGCTGTCGCGGAGGTGCCACCTGTGGAGATGGAGATCGTCCCGCGCTGAATAGCCTTGATGGTTGCACCACCACCGCCACCACCTACGAATTGTGAAAATGTGCTCATGTCTGCCCCTTCAGTTCCAAATCCAACCACGCGTGGAATCCGCGAAGGTCAGGGTTAGCGTTGCGTTTGCGTTGTCAAGCGTCATGTCTTCAGCCAGCCCCATGATGTTCTGACCATTGCGAGCAATGACGGGTGTTGTCGTGCCAGATCGGTTGACAACCCTCACCCAATCGCCAGCAGATGGAGACATTGGAAGGGTCAGCGTCAGCGTTGCGGTCAGGACATAAGTCCGGTACCGAACGGCAGTCGTGTTGATGGAGATCACAAAGACCCCTCCATCCTCCGCAACGCCAGTCACTGCGCCAGTCCTGCCGTTAACCGATGTCACGCTGCCAGAGATAGATGCGGCGCTGGCAGCGGCTTCTGCTGCCTTGGTTGTGGCAATGCCCGCCTGCGTTGTGGCGATGCCCGCTTGAGTGGTTGCAATGCCAGCCTGTGTTGTCGCCGTGCTTGCACTTGTCGATGCGCCCGACGCACTGGATGAGGCCTCTGCTGCCTTCGTTGTCGCTGTGCTGGCGGCTGCGCTTGAGGTGCCAGCACTGGCAGATGAACTTGACGCCTGTGCAGTCGCAATGCCAGCCTGAGTGGTGGCCGTGCTTGATGATGTTGACGCACTGGACGCGCTGGCAGATGCCTCTGCTGCCTTGGTTGTTGCGACTCCAGCCTGCGTCGTTGCCACCACAGCTTGTGTGGTGGCGGTCCCAGCCTGTGTTGTCGCAACGCCTGCGCTGGATGCTGCGGAAGATGCAGCCGTCACAGCAGCGGCAAGATCAGCCTCTGCAATCGTCGTGCGTGGGTTGCCGTCTGCGTCAAAACTCAGTACCTTGGTTGCCCTGCTGACAGCGTTGGGTAGCGCAGCAATGGCTGTGCCAGAAGCCTGGTGCAGCGTGTACCCAAAGTCTGTCTGAACAGAGTCAAAGCCAGCCTCGACGGACTGAAACTCGTTGATCAGGTCAGACGAGGCAACCCGTGTACCTGTCGGCGGCGCGTAATCTCGCGTGTAGTGGTCGTTCATTACCTGTCCAATCTGCGGGGGGTAAACACAGTGCTGACGCTGTGCAACGTGTGCGGCAGTTCGTTGCTCGCGCTGCTGACAATCGCCAGGCTGATGTCAGTGCCAACACCATCGACACGCACCTTGCTGATCGCATGGCGAGGCGTGTCAAAGAAGCTCTCTTCAAAATTTGTCTGGTCGTAGTACGCGCCCTGCCCTGATCGGCCAATCTCGGTGATGCCTGTCAGCCCGACAACGGGGTCACCCATGCTGTATTCGCCATACACAGACATGCGGCAGGCGCTCTCCGTCGTGCCCTCAATGTCCACCCGCCGAAAGCGCTTGCGGCCAATCGGGCTCTTTGCATGGTTGAAGGCCAGCTTCATGAACGCATCAATCGCCTGACCGTCGAAGCTGCGCCCACGGTCAGCCTCGTACACATAGCCATCGTCGGACCCAAAGAAGTTGCGGTGTTCACTGCCAATCAGCGCCTCTGCTGTGCAGAACACCGTTTTGCCGTAATTGATCGGCATGAACGCAACCATGTCGCCAATAGGTGTCACGCTGATGCTGTCGCCAGAACTGAAGAACAGGCGCATGCAGTTCTTGGACCGGCTGACAGTCGATGCCAGCACCGTCCTGTTTGCCAGCATGCTCTGAATCCGGGCAGACAGCGGCAGGCGGTCAAAGTTACCGAAGCTCTGCGACTGCGCCACAGTGGCGACACCCAATGTGTCAAACACCAGCACTCGCCCCAGGCTCTGCACACTCCAGCGCTGTGCGCCCAGATTGTGGGCAAAGTTCACGAACTTCCAGTCTGCCGAACTGGAACCGTACAGCACCATCGTGCGCTCTCGGCTGAACACCATCAGTGCCCCGCCAGCGTCATCCGATGGCAGCACATGAAAACCCGTGACCACATCACCAGCCGCCAGTTCAGCAGCGCCCAGCACAGCCGACCATGAGTACGGGTTCCCAATGGCGCTGTGCTGCAACGAACCGTCAAAACTGAAAAACAGGTGGTTGCGGTGCGCCGTGCAATGTATTGGCTTGTCTGTCACCATGCCGGTTGAAATGGGCACATACACCGCCCCGTCAAACTCAAACCCCTTGTTCACCCCGTCAGCGCCATAGATGCGCTGGGTGGTGGCGCTGCCCGTGAAGTTGTAGACCACATGGTCCAAGCGCCCGCCTGGCAGCAGGGAGATTGCCGTATCGGCCCCACTTGCCGTGCCAGTCATGCCAGCGGTGAATGCACCCGCCGTGAATGGGCCACTCGTCACATTGGTGACGATCAGCCGCCCAGCAGCCGTGCCAGCCGTCCACGAGCCAGTCTCAGTCACCACCCGCTTTACCACCGCCGTTGTCGCACCCTTTGTGATGGTCGATCCTTCTGCCGGTATCGTGCCACTGCCAGCGGTGAACGCAAGCTCACGCATCAGGTCAACAGCTACCCAACCAGATGAAGTGCTTTTGTGGATCACGCATGCCGTGGCACTTGTGTTGTCTCGCCATGCGAACACCGTCGCACCCAACACGGCGATGCCGCGCACCGGGCCCGAGCCAGGCACTGCGCCAATGTCGGCGCGGCGATCAGCAGCCGCAAGCGCATAGAACACGTTGTCATCAACCCCGGTGATGTCTGACGCATTCTTGCCCCATACACCAACGACTGTCGCACCAGCAAGAATCGTTTCACCGAACTGCCAAGTGCCAGTGACACGCCCAACCACCAACTGATAGACGCCATCGATCGTGATGCTGTTCAAGTCTTCCGTGATCAGCGATTCCCATGCTTCTGTTGCGATGGGGGATGTCCCACGCAGCGCAAGCACCTTGGCTGTCGCCCCTGATGTCTGACCAGTGATCACCGTGCCAACGGGGATGTTGGCAAATGTTGTCTCTGCACCGAACACCTGATAGGCCGCATCGCTGGGCCTGACACGTCCGTCGAATCGCTCAAAACCACCGATGCGCTCATATCCCTCAAGGGCAGAGCTTTCATAGTTCAGCGCCCCGATCACCGCACCTGGCTTGATTGAAAGCTGGGCCGACTCGGCATCCATACCACCCACCAGTGGGAAGTACTGCGTTTGTAGCGGCGGCAGCGGCGGTGCCTTGCTCATGCCAGCGGCCTTGCTGAAATAAACCGCTTGGGCAGTTGGTCTTGCAGCAAGCTCGGCATCATGCTTTGGAAGTTGCGCTCTGCACGCTGCATCACCTCACCGGCGGCATCAAATCCGCCGTACTCGATCAGCGCACGCCAAACGATCAGTTGGTGGAAGCGAGAAGGCATGGCGGGCGTATCAGAGTCCCGCGTCATGTCCTGCACATCCTTGATGTACGAAGCCCGCACCTTGTGGGCCGCGTCAGGCGCTGGCCCAACATGCATCAGACCAGACGGCGCGATGGTCCAGAACTGCACAGGTCCGGCGGTGTGTGCGCCAGCAATGAAGCGTGCGCGGAACGCATCCCAGCTCAAGTACCGAATGGGCTGCTCCAGCCCCTGCCCGTCGCTCACCCGGTAGGTGCTGGGCTTGTAGTCAGGGTTTTCGGCCATCCATGTGCCAAAGTCAGTCAACCCAAACCCCGGCACGGCCAGGTCGTGCGGCAATGTGGACACACTGGTTTCGCCCAGTGCATCGCCCCTGCGCCACAACCATGACTCATGCATCAACTGGATGTCTCGCCATGCCCAGTTCACCCATTGGAAAATGCGTGCGTCATCGCCAGTGGCGGTCACCACAGATGCGGGGCCACCACCGGACAGGCCGGACTCACGCTTGACGGCTTGGGCGAGGCTGAGCAGGTTCATTGCAGATCAGTCCCGGCGCTGCAATGGGAAGCGGGGCTGCTCCACCATGCTCACCTTGTCAGGGTTGTCAGGCTCTTCTTCATCGACTTCTCGCACCGTGTAGGCCAGGCTCTCGATGTGGTCAGCCATTTCAACGGGAACACGCACCCACTTCTCGCGCTGGATGGTGATGGCGTAGCCATTGATGCCAAAGAAAGGCGTGGTGGGCTCGTTCTTGTCGGATGACTTGAACAACTTGATTTCACAAGTCTTGCCACAGAAGCCGTGCTGTTGCATAGCCACTTCGATGTTTGTGGTGGATTCGTCCGGCTGTGTGTCAGCGGGTTTGCGAGTTGCCATGAAGAAAAGTCCTTAATGAAAGGGGCTGGCCGTGACAACCAGCCCCCGGTTAGGTCGCCTTGTTAGGCGGTCACGCCGTGTTCAATGCGGGTCATCCACGCATCGTTCAGGATGGCAGCAGTGCTGTACATCTTGAAACCCACCTTGCCGCGCTGGGCATAGGGGTCGCTGTCGGTGTGCTTGGGCGACACCACGAAAGGCGTCAGGCCAGAGCTGCCAGCGCCCAGGTCCACCGATGCGTAGGCATCAGCACCAGTCACGATGGACTGGTACACGTCCACGTTGGTGCCACCCAGCATGCCGTTCAGCGTGGCCGAACCAGCATTCGCCAGAGGCGAGTACAGGGTGCTTGACACGAAACGGATGTTCTCGAAAGAACCCAGCTCGTTGTCGCACAGAGGCGCAAACGTGCCGTAGTTCTGGACGCGCACAAAACCATTGGGGAAGTTGGTCGTGTTTTGCAGGTCCATGTCCACGTTGGGATGCACGAATGCCACGTAGCACTTGGGGATGGGCTGGGTGCCTTGGCCGGGGCTTGCCTTCAGCATCTGGCTAACAGGCTTGGCGTCCTGATTGCGCAGTTGACGAATGGCTTTGCGACAAGTGTTCGCGTTGATCGCGGTGTTCAGCGTGTTGCGGGCGGAACCGTTGCTGTACTGCACTTGCGTACCAGCCTTGATCACGTTGTAGATGATCATTTCTTGGGTTTCACCAGCGGTCTGGCCCAGGGTAGCGCTCAACTCGGTCAACACAGGGTCTTCGTGCGTGTCCAAAATCACGTCTGTGATCTGGACGTGCTGGCCGTACTGCGCCAGGGTGGCCGTCACGTCGGTCACAGTGGGGTTCACACCGGATGGGGTCACGCCTTCGGTCAGCGGGGTGGTGCTGGCCGCAATGCGGTTGTAACGACGCCACTTGCACACCTTGGTCTTGCCCTTGGGCACAGTGGTCAGGGTGGCGAATTTGGCCATGTTCAACTGGGGCTGTGCGCGCTCCAGCATCTTGTCCACTGCATAAGCAGCGGTGCGGGGGGTGATGTCACCGTATTCCATTTTGGGCTCCTAGAAAGGAAAGTTGTTCACGCGGTTGCAGACTTGCGCTCGCGCTGGCTACGGAAAAACTTCAACGAGGCTTCAAAGTCGTCTTGAGGCGGCAGCGCACCACGCGCGCCACTTGGGCGGCTGGAAATGCCTGCGGCTGATTCAAGGCGTGCTTGACTCGTTGGTTTGACCGGAACAGCGATGGGCTGCGTCTGCTGGGTTGGGTACTGGGCAATGGATGCCTTGCCAACACGCCTCAAATGCGCGTCGTAGGCATCCAGCACGGCCATTGCTTCGTCAGGGGTTTGGCCCCGGTGGAAAGCGTATTGAACGTGCTTGGGGGCGGAATTGACCCAGGCTTTGAAGTCCTGGCTCTGTACCGTCTCCACGGCGGTCGGATAGGTGGACTGGAACGACTGCATAGCGGCCTGGTAGGCGGCTGCTTGTCCCTGTGCCCTCCGCTGCTCTGCCTCAGTCCGCAGCCCCTCAAGCGGTTGAACCACTTGCGCGGCGGCCTGTGTGGCGACGTGCGCAGCCTTGGTATCCACGTTCTTCAGGGCCATGTCCACCGCAGCGACAAGACCCGACAACTCTGGAAAGTCCTTGACCTTTTCGGCCACCTCTGCCAGCAAGTCACTTGCATCAGGCGACTTCTCCGTACGGGCAGCAGGCGTGGCCGTTTTCAGTTCGGCGTTCTCACGCTCCAGCTGCTCGGCTTTGGCCCGTGCCTCGTTGTAGAGGCGGTTCAGTGCATTGACGCGGCCAACCTCGCTGCGCGCTTTTTGCAGTTCGGCTTGCACCTTCTGCAACTCGCTGGGCTCGGCTGGTGTGGCTTGCGGCTCGGTGGCCTGTGGCAATGTGGCGGTGGCTTCAGGCTTCGCGTCTGGAACAGCAACGGGTGCAGGGTCAGGCGTGTCAATGGCCGGGGCTTCACGCTCTGCGCGAATCTCGGCCAAGGCTTCTGCCATCTGGTCTTCTGCGTTAGGTGCTGGGGTGTTCTGTTCGCTCATTTCCTACGGCATGACGGTTACCCGTCAGAGGCGGTTACACCGGGCACATCGCCCGTGAAACCGACTTTCGTCGCGTAGGGTTGAAAACAGAATGCACGGCATATATGCCAGTGCCACAAATGAAAAACCCGGCACTGTGGCCGGGTCTGTTTGGGGTGGTGTTGGTCAGTCTCGCTTGAACAACTCGCTGCGCTTCTCCAGCTTGCGTACCGAGTCATTCAGTTCGCGCATCAACTCAAGCCGCTCGGCATCCAACTCCTTCAGCATCTCAACATCATTGATGTTGTCTGCTGCCAGCTTGTTGAGCTTGGTAATGGCTTGACGGATGTGCTTGTAATCGCCCAGCAGATCAACCTCATCACTGCGCTCGGACTCGATGCGCTTGACTGCTGCCTCGTTGTCATCCTTCTCAAAGCCTTTCAGTTCTGCCTCAAGTGCAGCCAGGCGCTCAGAGTTGCGGTAGTACCGTGAACGCTGAGTATCCTGATCGTCAGCTTCACCAGCGAAGCGCCCACCCAGCGGGATCATGCGTGGCTTGATTTCGAACCCATCAGCCTTCAAGCCAGCGATATTCAACGTCTTTTCCAGTTCGCGATACAGGCCACCACTCGCAGTGGTGAACACATACTGAACCTGCTCTGGCGTTGGGCTGGCGAGTCCCTTCTTAAACTCGTTGCCACCAGATGCAGCGTTGATCGCCTTGCTGATGCCGATGTACGCCTGACCAGTCAGGCTGCGCTGCGTGCTTTCGCGTGCCAGTTTGAACCCTGGTCGCGTATCCCAGTCTGCGCGGTCACGTCCGATTTTGGAGCCTGAAAAGTTGGTATTCATGCCAATGTCAATCGCTGGATCGGCCACAGTTGGCGCAACAGTGGTCAGCAGGCCATGTGCCGTGAAGATGTTGCCGCCACCCATTGGGTTGAACGATCCCATGATTTCACCAATGGCGTTGAAGGTCTTTTTGCCTGCGTCCTTGCCACCTGTCAGCAGCAAGTCGGTGATCACCCGCCCGGTGTTGGGCAGTGCGTTCAGGCCGAACTGAAGCGGGATGGCGATGTACTTCTTGTCGCCCATTGGGATGATGAATGCACGGGCCTTCACGAACTCTGGCGGCTCGTCATCATCGAACCCGGCAGCGGCCAGCATCAGAGACTGAATCACGCCCAACATCAACCCGCCTGCGATGATCTTCTTGCCTGCTGGACCTTTTAGTGATTCGATGGTGCGTGCCGTGCCCTGCACCGATGCGTTGAAGAACGCATACAGCGGACCGATCTCACGGCCCATGCGCCCCTTGCGGTTGAAGTCCACCGTCAGTTCGCGCGCCATCTTCGCAGCAGCCGGGCGGCTCATGCCTTTGTCCAATGCGGCTTTGTACGCAGACAACCGCACACCGTTCTCCAGTGTGGTGTTGAAGTCATCCAGTAGATCAAGGATCAGGTGAGCAGCCTTGCCAGCCGATGCCTTGCTGTCACGTTGCAGCGCATCAAGGTCTTTCTGCACAGCCTCTGCACGCTTGAACGGGTCGATGAACTGGTCACGGTAACCCGTTCGCCCACCGTCCTCTTGGAACTGCACCCACAGATCAGACCACGGTGTACGCGCTTGATCGCCTCGCACGTCACGGGCAATGCCCTTCATGGCGGCTGGGATGTCGCCAAGCACTTTGGCTTTCTGGTCAGCAATGCCAGTGGTTGTCAGGTTCACCAGTGCGCCACCAATGTCGCGCACAACGTTGACCATGCCAAAGGCCGGGTTGTACTGCGTATTGATGCTAGCAAGGTAGCGTGTGGCGTTTGCCGCATTCAACCATTTGGTCTTTTCCACAATCTTGTTGGTTGTCTTGGATGATGCGCCAGCAACCTCAGACAAGAAACCGAGCGCCTGAGAAATCACACCAGTTGAGTAATCAATCTTGGTGATGCCATCCTGATTCTTCAGCGCACGCGCCATGTTCATCGCATCGGCGTTCTTGGCATTAAACAGGATCACCCGGTCCTCGCCATCAACCTTCACCACAAGCGCATTCTCCAGCCGCTTGTACATCGGGTTTGGCGTTTCCTGCACCAATCCAGTCACGGCGTTGATGGTGCGGATTGTGGGCACACCCTGCATGCCTTGCTCGGCCTCAACAGGATCGACACCCATCGCAGCCAACTCGGCACCGATCTTGTCGGCACGCATGTTGGGGCGAATGGTGGTCCACACCTCTTGATTGGGGTTGCTCAGTGCCAGGCCGTACAGGCTCATCGCCACCCGGTTCTTCTCTGCACGGGTGATTGCTGCCTCGCGCTGCATGAGGATGTGGGCAACCATGTTTGTCACCTCACCTTCGGAACCCATCGCACGCTTGGATGCACTGCCTGTCACGCTCATGCCAGAGCCGATAGGGTGCGCAGGCGACTCCACAGCCTCATCCTTGAACAGCGGCACATAGTGCTTGTATGCACCAGTCCATGCGTCCATCGTTGACTGCTTTTCCAGACCTTCGCGCACCAGCAAGTCGCGTGTGCTGGCTGTGATGGCGTCGATCTTGTTTGCCAGCAACTGCAGCACCATGCGCTTGCCAGTGGTCAGTGCAGCGATGTGGTCCTGCGCAGCCTGTGTGGTCATCAGCACACCAGCACTGTTTGTGCCTGCACCGCCATCTGGCATCTCAGTGTTCACCTTGGCAATCTGTGCATTGCGCTCGGGTGCGTGACGCGCCAACAGGTAGTCGCTCAACTCGTTCTGCGTGACGTTGTTCTTCGCCATCGCCTCCATGAGTGGCGCGACTTCGGTTTTCAGGAACGTCTCTGTGCGGTAGGCCACACGGCCAGGCATCAGCGTCTCAGCCATGCGTGCGTCAAACGGCTCGGTGATCGTGCGCCCTGCTGCCTTGATAGCCTCCTGTGTGCGCTTCAGGTCAACCTTCTGGTCCTGAATCTCGTACACCAGTGCGTCTGTCTTGGTCGATGCAGGCAGCATCCACGCTGGCGAAGGCGTGTTCAGTGCCAGGTTCTGCTGTGCCTGCTGCCCACCACCGCGCACGCTGCGACGGATGTCAGGGTTCGTGCCATCGAAGTCTCCGTTGTTGCCGGTGGCGGACTTGATTTGGGTGGGGCTGAAGGCGACCCACTCGTCATTAAATCCTCGATCACGGATAACTATGCCGTCGTGGCCCAGTGCCTCTATACCGGCCCGCACGGCTTTTGCATCGGCCCTGCCTTCTGCCGTAGTTGCCGCCTTCGCCGTCCTTTGCGAGTGCTTGCCCCATTCGGCCCGGTTCATCACATACGGATTTCTGATCGCCAGATAGACCGGCACTACATTTTGTGGGCCGTCGCCTCCAGCAATCTCTGCGTATATAGACGCTTCTGCCGCGCTGGGCGTGAAGTATGAGCCCCATGCCCCTGTGCGATTGCCATTGGATTGGCCGGCCTCGTCGGCACCAGCCGCAAAGATCTCGATGTCGCGCGAAGAGCCGTGGTACACCACCAGCGGCTTGCCTTCGGCATCCACCACTTTGGAGTCGCCGAACCACTTCCAGAAGTTCCTCACCCCATCAAGCGTTGGATGAATCGGCTGGCCGTTGCTGTTCATCGTTGAGCGGGTCTTGCCGTCAACTTCGATGGTGGCGGGCATGGCGGAGCGGCTGAATGCCTGCCCACCACCAGGCCCACCATTCGGCCCACCACGCGCAATCCTACTGGCATTCGCACGGGCCACAGCCGCAATGTCGGCTATGGTCAACTGGTCAGCCTTGAGCAGCACACCCTTGCTGAACAGCCAGGCGCGAACGTCAGCAATGAAGTCCTTGATCCACTGCTTAACAGATGCAGGCGCATTGGTGCGATTGGTTTCGTACACGGTCACCAAGTACGCTGCGGCCTCTTCACCGCTTGTCTCACCCGACTCCTGCATACGGCGCAGTGCCCCTGTGGACTCCAGACTGCCGTCATTCAGCACGGTCAGCGCCCGATCAAACATCGGACCAAACTTACCTTCAGCCGCCATGTGAATGCCCACCTCGTGCATCAGCGTGCCCGGTGCGCTTTCCGCTGTCAGGTTGTCGGCAATCAGGAATGACTTGCCTGTAGCTGGGTCGAAGAAGCCTTCGAGGTTGCCGTCTGCGGAGCGACGGATGTCAACGCCCTGAGAAGTGGGCGTGGATTGCTCATTCGGTGCGACTTCGCTATTGCCTTTGTCGGGCTTTCTCCAAGTGGCAACAACAACAGCGTCATTCAACAGGATTTCACCCACATCTTCGCCTACACCAGACTTCTTCCCCTTGATTAAGACAACTTGGTCACCGTAGTAGTAGCCGTTTGGGCCGGGTTTGCCGTGCGCTCCAATCAGCCTTATAGCCTCCAACGCAGCGCCTTCGGTGTCGCCGTCTATTCGTGCCGATGACGTGCCGTCGAGTGCCTCGCCAGTATCCGTACCATCGTCCCATTGATTACTAGGTGGAAGCTCATCACCGGGTTGCACCACAACATCGGCTTCAGGTGGAATAACACGCAACCCGTAATCTGCATACGGATCGTCATCGTCCTGAATTGCTTGTGCAATCTGACGAGAAACGGCGACGGCATTACCCGTGGAAGCGCCCTGTTGCGCGTCACCTTGTGGGCCGGGCGCTTGTGTTTCCGGCATGCCCGTAGTTGTACCACGCTGACTCGCCAACACACTAGCCCTCAACTGAACCTTGATCACCTCAACATCACCACCGGTCTTGTCAGCACGCGCCTGTGCAGCGGCTGCAATGGCCTCTTCCTCGGTCTGAGTGAGTGACACCAGACCCTTTCCTTCGAGGCGGGGCAGGAGGTTGCCGTAGGCTTTGGCGATGGCTTGGGTGATGGTGCTGATGGGTGTGCGAGGGGATTTGGCACCTTGGCTGAAAAGCGGTGTTGTGGCGGTTATTCCACCCGCTGGCCTGATGTGAGAAAACATCACAGCAGAAGGCCGGTCCATCCTCTCTTGAGCACCCATGTACCCCTCGAATCCGTTGGCTCGAAGGATTTTGCTTTCGTAGTCGTTGTTGACGGCCCCATTGCGAACGGCAATCGGCGCATCGAACTCATCGGCTATTCTGGCAAGATTGGCAATGGAATCGCTTGTGAGGTCAACCCAATCTGCATACAAGGTAATGATGCCTTGGTCGTTGAGTTTTGGGGCCTGCCAGTCTGATCCTGGGTACTCTTTTGCGAGCCTGTCGCGTAGCTCGGCGGAGGCTGCCACGTCCCCAGCAATGGTGCTTTTTGCCCACTTTGAATAACCGGGCACTCTGAGCAGGTTGCGTAGATCATCAGGCGAGGTTACGCCTTTCTCCATGATCTTGGCAAGTGCTACGCGGGCCGATTTGATGTCGGATGTGCGACTGAACTTCAACCCCTCCTGCCCACTCAAGTTGTCCTCAGCATTCCCACCGAGTTCAAACGTATCGGCAGCGGCCACACTGCGCTGTGCAACATCTGCACGCTCACGTTCGCGCTTCGCCTGTTCATCTGCTGCACGCTTGTCAGCAGCAGCCTTGCGCTCTGCTACCTTGGCTGCGTCCTGGCGTGCTGTGACTTCTGCGGGGGTGTAGGTTGTCAGCAGATCACCCTCGGCCACCCGCTGACCAGCAGACTTCATGGCTGACGGGTCAAACCGCAGATAGGCAAACTCAGGGCTGCTGTCAACCGTTACCCGTGTGCGGCGGTCAGATGGGAATGCACCAAGATTGGTGGAGTTGATGATACCCCTGGCAGTTAAACTGGTTGCCCTGCCGGAATCTTCAACGTGGATGGCATCAACCACGATGCCACTCAACTTGGCGAGAGCACCAGACTCTCGCCCGACAGCGAAGACATTGGATGACTGCAGGCGCATAAGCGCACGCGCCACCTTCAGGCGCAGCATGCCTTTTGGTCCATTGAGTTCAGCAGCAGGTATCGTGGTAACACCCTTGACTCGGTACTGTGTGTCTGTGGCAATCAGCGTGACAGCGCCAGATTCAGCCTGCAAACGCTTGGAGTATGCAACCACATCTTCCGGTTTGTTGAATGTGATGTTGCTTCCGCTCAGTGGCTCAAAAACACCAAAGTCCTTTTTGATCAGGTTGGCAAAACCACCTTCGATGGTCGAGTATTCGTTGGTGTCGATGACCACATGCGACTGAAACTTAAGTCCGGGCAAGTGCTGCTCAAACGTGTTTGTCAGTCGAACATCTGAAGTCGATGCCCTGGCTTGTCCGCTTGGGTGGTTGTGCAGCAGGTAGTAGCCCGTTGCGCCAGCCTTCTTGGCTGTGGCTGACAAGCCATTCAGATAGGCGTATGTGTCCGTACCAACTAATGCGGCAGCCGACGCAGGCAAGCGACTGGTCAGGCCAAGCTGGGATACCACCTTGTTGTTGGCGTCCACGAACACCACACGGAACGTCTCAAACCGTGGGTCACGGTAAACCTGCGCCAGGACGGCGAGGTCTTCGGCAGACGCTACTTTTTGCCCAACGAGGCTGATCCTTTGACGGGCAGCGTAGTCACGGGTAAGGGCGGCGGCCAGTATTGAGGAGACGGACTGTATGTCCGCAATTGCAGCGACTGCATCCCGCTGGGCAGCGACTGCTCCCGGTCCCGCCTGTACTGGGTCAGGTCCACGATCGATGAAGAGTTGGAGTTGGTCACTTTGTTCATCGCCGAACAGGGAGAACTGCTGGCGTACAGAGTATTCTGCGCCAGGTTCGTTTACTTGTCCATTGGCTTCTTGGGTGGGTCCGCCTGCTTCAGTTGCGCCAGCGTCTGCTGTTGTTCCTGTGTCGGCTTGTTGCCCGACAGCATTGTTTTCAGCAGCGACACGCCCTGTGGGCTGTTCCAGATTTGCTTGGCTTGCTCGTTCATTCTGTGGCTTCAGTTGGTTGATTACATCGTCGCGGCTGGCGCGTTGCACCTCGCCAAACATATCCATGTCCGACTTGCTGGCTTCAGCATAAGCGAAGTCAGCAGCGTTGGCTATCGCCTCGATGATGGACTTGTTGCTGCGTGGTGACGAGGCAAACAAATCCAGCACCACACCCACTGCTGTGTCTGCTGCCATGTCCATCTGCTTTGCAGCCAGAGCAATCGACTTGCCCTCGCGGCGAGCGTTCACGGCAATCTCTGCCGCTTGGGCAATGATGGGCCGAATGTCCAGTGCGCCAGCCCCTTCAAGCCTGGCAATCTTTGGGGCAAGCTGTGCCATGGCCGACAGGATCAACCTGGCTTCAGGGTCTTGCGCTTGTGCAAACAGGCGAACCAGTTGGTCGTTACCGTAGGCTTTTGCGAACACCGCTGCCTGTAAACGGTCCACCGCCTGCTTGCTGGGCTGGCCGTTGGTGTCAATCAGTCCGCCTTGCTCTGCTTTGGGCATGGCCTGCACAAACTGGCGCACAGCCTTCTGCGTGAGCCCCCCGGCTTCATCAAACTCCAATGCAGCCAGGTTCACGCGAGACACATCGTTCTTGGCTTGCTCGACGGCTGACAACGACAGGTTGCCCTGCGTGTTGCTCAGGTCGCCAATGTTGGCAGTGACAGACGATTGCGGCATCACACGCACCAACACAGGGTTCTGCATGCCCTGAATCACCTCGGCTGGCACACCATGCAGCGCGGTGTCGGCCATCAGTTCCTGCTTGTACTGCGCGGCTGTACCCTGCCTGTATGCAGCCGTCAGGCCAGCCACTCGCCCGTTGCCAGCAATGGCGCGAATAGCCGGTGTGTTGGCATCTCCATATGCCGTGTTACTGGTGCCGTCCACGTTGTTGGATGTCAGCACCTCGCCAGCGTCAACCACGGCGTACTGCACCGGGATGCGCGTGCCATCTACGGCAACGGCTGTGTCTTGCTTTCCACGCTGTTGTGCTGGAACATTTTGCTCCGCACCCGCCACCACAGGCGCACCGTTGGCAAAGTCACGGGAGAAGCCCAGCCGCCCGTAGTCCGGGTTGCTGGCAATGCTCTGCATCTGCGTGATCGATGCTGGGTTTGACCTGTCGCGGTTTTGCAGAACAGGTTGCTGCGTCAATGCGCCAGCCGACTCGGACTGTCCTGCACCATCAACCGCACCAACTTCGGCCTGTCCCTGGGTGGCACCTTGTTGTGCTGCATCCATTGGCGCTGCGCCATCGTCAACCGCTTGCTGACCGGCTGGAACAGGGGCTGTTTGGGTTGTTCCACCTTCCAACTCCTTGATGGCTGCTGCAATGTTGTCTACTGCTTGGGTCTTGGCTGCGTCGGGGGTGACGGGTGCCTGTGGCGTGACAGTGGGTGGGACTTGTGGGGTAGTGGGTTGGGATTCGACTGTGGGTGCTGGCTTGCGCTTCAGTTGCTCCAGCAGCGGGTTTGCCGTACCAGCCGCACCGACGATGCCACCGTCATAGGTCTGTGGGTCCAACAGACCAGCGGCAATCAAACCGTTGCGTGGGTCTTGGGTTTGCGCTGGTGGTGCGCTCAGTTGACTGCGTGCAGCCAATCCAGCCATTGGTGCTGATGTGACGGTGGCTGTCGCTGCTGCTTCGGCCACACCTTCGTCCCACTTGACGCGAGGGTCTACCGTGCTTGTGACCACGTTGCCTCCCCACTTGGTGCCGCCCTCTTCGATGTTCTCGCCAACGATCTCTTTGCCAAATGTCTTGGCTGCTGCCTTGGGGCCAAACGATGCGGCCAGGCCAGCAATGCCTTTTGTCGCCAAAGCAGACTCAGCGCCCATGAACCCGAACAGGCCAAGTGGGGCCACCACCGCAGCAGCAAACCGTGCCTTGGCCTCTGCAATCTGCATGACTGCCGCTTTGTGCGACAGACCTTGCTGGATCAGCGCCTGGTAGTCCTCGTTCTGTTCCCACACCTTCTTGGGTGTCTTGTTTGGGTCGGTCAGTGTTTCGTACACATCGCCAGCAGCATCACCAGAAGTCATCACCACAGACGCAGCCATACCGCCTGCCGTCGCAGCAGTGGCTTGTGCGCCACCTTTAACAGCACCGCTGCTCAGTGCATTGGCAAGTGCCAGTGTTGGGCTTGATTTCTCGATGGCATTGAATCCTGCACCAACTGCACCTGATGCAAAGCGGGATGCGCCAATGACAGCCAGGTAGTTGGGCACCTGTTTGATGGCTTCAGATAGGCCAAGCGCAGGGTTTGTGACCAACTCCAGCACAGTGGTTGCGTACTTGCCAGCAAAGCCTTCTTCGCTTTGAATGCGCTCCTTCAGCACAACACGCTGTGCCTTCAGGACATCAGACTCTTGCTCGGACCAGGCATCGCGCCAACTACGCAGAGTTTTGGCTGTGTCGCCGCCTGGTGCAAGGATGCTTGCAGGCAGCAGTGGGATGGAGACAGAGCCTTGCGCCAACGCGGATACGCTGTCCACGGCCCACTCACCAGCAGACCTGAACTCAGCGGCCTTCGCGTCACGCGCACCTTCCTTCAGGATCGGTGTGTTCTTGCTTTGCGCATAGCCAGTGAACGTGTCACCGCGCTCTTGCATCTGCTTGGCAACAGCATTGACTGTGGGAGAACTGCTGTTTGCATTGCCACTTGCAACCTCGTTGGCTGCAACCAGCACGTCACCTTTGATGGGACCTGCACCATAGCGCAGGCGCTGTGCATTGGCTGCTTGCTGTTCTGTCGCTGTGGGCTTGTAGCTTTCCAGCACGCTGGTTGGTGCAGGCTTGAAGAAGTCGCCAACAGACTGGATGAAACCACCCTGCTGCGGTGCATCGGGCGCTTTGTACCGTGCAGCCAGGCGAGCAGTCTCGTCGCCAGTGTCAGGGACAGGAGCGTTCCGTGTTGGATTCACCACACCACGCCCAGCGCCTGCTTTGCTTGGCTCAACACCAGCTGGCAATGGGCGCTCGGCCTTGCCAGACTTCAGTTGATCCGCGGCCGTGAACACCGTGCGCAGGTAACCCTGCGTCTCGGCTGGCATGCGTGCATCCCAGTCTTCGGCATCAAAGTCTTTGCGGTTTGGGTTAGTGTTGTAGCTGGCAACGGCCTTGCCGTAGTCGCCGTCGAACTTGTCGAGGCTCTTGCGCAGGTAGGCAGCAGCGCCGAAGATGGACTGCACCGGGTCCAGTGGGTCGATGCCGTACTCCTGCGCCGTCTTGGGCATGAACTGCATCAAGCCAGTCGCGCCCGTCTTGCTCTTGACCTTGCCACTCACCACGTCAGGGTGAAAGCGACTTTCAGCGTAGGCAACCGCACGCAGCACATCGGGGTCGATGCCGAAGTCGCTGGCTGCAGCGTCAAAAGCTGCGTTCAGGTCACTCGGGACAGAAAACCTCCCGCCTGGTGATGGCTCAAACGCGATGGGCTCGCGCTTGGTCTCTGACTCGGTTGGGAGTGCGTCGAGGTTGACGCCATCGGTCATAAGCTGAAAGAGGTTCATGCAACCACTGTCGCGGCCACGCCCCTTTCAGGGTAGGTTCGGCATATATGCCTAGCGGGCTGGCTGGCCTGACTTGAAGCGTGCGATTGCTGGAGTCGGGTCGTACTTCATGCTGGATGAGCCTCTCGCTGCCGTGCTTGCAGCCGGTGCGCGTGGTGCTGTGGCTGGTGCTGCGGACAATGCATTTATCTGCGAGTCGTAGTAATCAATCTCTTTTTGAACTGCTTTTTTTGCATCGCCGCGAGACTCATTGAGCTTTAGTACAGCCTTTGTGCGCTCTTGCTCAAGATGCTGCAAGCGTCCGCTGGCTCCCTTGGCCAAGTCTGTGTTGGCCTTGTCTTCTATGGCCTGCAGACGCAAAGCCAGTTCAGCGGCCTTGTTGTCGGCGTACTGCTGACCCAGCGGGTTGACCTTGGCAGAGTTCGTCACCTCGTTGAACCTGTCGCTGGCTTGGCTGAGTGGCTTGCCATCCTTCATCATGCCCTTGACCTCTTCGGTTGCAAGGTCTGTGCGGCCCATGATCTGCTCACCCTCGGCAAAGTTCTTGGTTTCGCCCTTGTTGGCCAGCAGCGCATACACCCGGTTCAAAGCCTGCTGACCCTTCAGGCGGTCATAGCTCACCCGGTCCTGTGGAGGCATGGGCTTGTCGCTGGGGGGTCCAGATGCAAGAACGTCCTGCTCGGTTGGCATGCCCTGTGCACCTGGCTGGATGCGGCCAAACACATTGGCCTCAATGCTCGCGGCTGCGTCATCGCCTGCCAGCGCTCGGATGTACCCGATTGCCTGCTGCTGCTCTTCCGGTGTCTTTGCAGCGCGGAGCATGCCCATGATTGGGTCGCCACCTCCGCTGCCACCACTGCTTCCACCCTTCAGAGCGGCCAGGGTTTGAGCCTGAAACAGCCTGTCATCGGCACGTTGGGACTGGAGTTGCAGCGCATTGGCGTGCTTCTCCTTGAGCAGCTCCTGCTGCGCAGCCAGCTTGTCGTTGTAGTCGGCCTGATCCACCATGCCCTTGCCGATGCCAGTGGCAGCACCGGCAAGCAGTTGTGCAAAGAAGCTCATCGTGCACCACCTTTCTGTGCGCGGATTCGCGCCAGTTGCATCGCCATCTCATCCTCTTCGGACATGCCTTCTTGGCCCGTCTCGGCTGGTTCAGCGGCTATCTCGCGCTGCTCCAGTGCAGGCGACTCGGCAACTTCGTGCTTGGTGGTGTCATCTGGTGTCTGCGGGTCACCTGGCAGAGCGGGTTCAGTCTCGCCACCCTGCATCAGACCCTCGTCGGCATCCATACGCATGTACTCGGCAATGCTCAACTGCATCACCTCTTGCAGGTAGCCTTCTAGCTTGTCATCAGGCACCAGCCCAGCCTCGTTGGCAATGCCTGCCACGTCCTTGACCAGCGTCACACCGACATGCAGCAGCACCGCAGGGTCAACGGGTGTGCCTGCTTCCTCGCTCTGCATGGCAAGCGTGCGCAGGGTCTGTGTGCCCATCTTCACAGCGGCCTGCACAGGGTCCACCTCAAGAGCCTGCAACCACTGGTCAGCAGACTCGCCAAGCACCTGGCGGCAACGGCCAAGCAACAAATCGAACTGGCGCTGCTGCTTCTCGCTGGCTGGCTTGGCCTGGCTTGTCTCTTCGGGTTGGCCGGTTTGGGCCATTTCGTTCAAGTTCATGTGTTCCCCTTAACCTGTAACTCGGCCACCGATGCGGGTGTTGTACTTGTCTTGCTGCCACTTCAGTCCCTTGGCCGCTTCCTGACTTTGCATGTAGCCACTGGCAGCAGAGCCAAGACCTTGGATGACACCGCCTGCCAGGCGGTCATTGAAGACGCGATTGCCTGCCTTGTCCGTGGTGTAGAACATGCGCTCGAAGATGTTGGATGGCTGCTGGTAGGGGGCCAACTGCTTGGACAGCACATCGGCAGCGGCCTTGGCTTGTGTGGCGTTGGGCACGATCTGGTCCGTGGCCTGCGCTGCTGTGGCATTGCCTGCTGTGGCGCTGCTCGCTGTCGCAGTGGGCGCTGCGGCTTGAGCGCTGGCGGCACCTGTGGCTTGTGGCTGCTGCGCTGTTGGCGCTTGTGCTGCGGCTGTCTCAGGCGTGGTGGGGGACACCTTGGCATCGACATTGCCTGGCAACCCGGTGGTCATATCCACAATTCCAGAGTCGGCCAAGTACTGGCTGTTCTCAGCACCCATCGCGTTCCATGCATCCTCTGTCAGTGGCGCTGCGCCCATCTCACTCAGGTTGAACGCATTGCCGCCAGCGACAGACTCGCCCGCCATCAGCCCACCGTCGCCGCCAGCCGCCTTTGACCAGTCAGCCTCAAACAACGAGTCGGCAGTTGCTGCTGTCTTGGCCGCCTCACCTCCTGCGCCAATGTCAAAACCACGGTTGAACATGGCGTAACCTGCGCCCAGCACATTGCCCAGCATCACAAGGTCTTTTCCGAACACATTGGATGCGGCTTTGTCGATCTTGGCGCTGATGCCAGTGACAGAGAAGGCCACAGAAATCAGCGTGGCCTGCAATGCCGTGGCACCCAAGGCGCTGGCTACAAATGGAATGGCGATTGCCATGTGTGATCTCCTTAAATGGCCGCCATGAATGACGCGCCCAGTTGTGTGTAGCCTTTGCGGGCCATGACCTTGTTGAAACGCTCGGTGTCTTTGATGCCCGCGTGGTTGTTCGCCACGACCGCCGTGGCCCGCATACGCTTGGCCCACGTCTTCAGGGCTTCCAGCAGTTTCAGGCCAGAGCCATCCACCGCGAACCACAGCAACTCATAGGCTGTGCAGTACCTGTTGTGCAGGTTTTGTTGCACCGCGCCAGCAATCAAGCCCTTCACCTCACCATCCGAGTCGCTGACGAACACAGCAGATGACAGGCCAGTCACGGCCTGGCTGAACCGCTGCGCCACAAAGTCAGCATCGAATGGGGTTTGCGCCATGCGCGACAGCCCATGCTCAACCTTGGCGAGTCGCACCAGTGCAGGCACATCGTCAATGGTGGCGCGGCGAATGAGCATCATCAGCCGCCACCACCATTGTCGCCAGTTGTCGCAGCCGCAGGCTTGTCCGCCGCCGCAGGCTTGTCCGCCGTGTACTTGACGTCCCACTTATCGAAGTCCCAACCGAGCAACCCTGTGTATGCCTTGATCTGAGTGTTGTACGAAGCGGCCAGGCTTGTCAGCGCGTCCTTCTTGTTCTCTGGTGACATGTTGGGGTCTGCCATCAGTTCTTTGTACTGGATTGCCCAGTTTTTGCGGGACTCATTCAGAGCGTTGATGTAGCCCTGGCGGTCAGACTGCGAGTTGGCGCTGGTCGTGTTGCCCTTGTTCAGCTCGTTCTCGCGCTCCATCGCGGCCAAGTTGAAGGCGTTTTGTTCGCGCTGTGCCTCGCGCTGACGCACATAGGCCTGCTGTGCTGCCCACTCGTTGGCAGACAGGTTGTAGTCAGCCATGTACCCGTTGCGCAGGAACGCATTGGCATCGGTGGTGAACTGGTTTTTCGCAGCCGTGTTGCTCTGCGCTGCCGTGGCGTTCGTGCTTGCGTCTTGGCGCGCCACCTCCATCATCGCGTCATAGGCGGCTGCATCTCCTGCCGTCTGAGCAATGGACGAGTTGGACAAGCCCCTCGCGTTGGATTGCTGCATTGCCCGTGCGCGAGCCTGCTGGATCAGCGGATTGTCCGATGCCAGCAGGTTGGTCAGTTGGTTGGCAACCGTCTGGTTGCCGCTCACATCCCACTGACTCGGGCCGGCGACATTGGACAGGTTGAACCCCAGCGACGGCGAGCCATTTGTGGCAAACGACGATGAACTGCCGCCGGCAGTTGAGCCACCGCCATACGAGCCGCTTCCTGTGGCACCGCCGCCGGCAGAGCCAGGCGCTGATGTGGCCGGCCCATTGGTGGCATAGCTTGGCTGATTCGCCCAGCGGTAGCTGGCGCTGTTGGGGTCTTGGTCCCAGCCCTTCTCAAAGCTGGATGTGTACCCGCGATACCACTGGTCGGGCGTCAGTTGGCCCAGCTTCTTGTCGGTCCCGCGAACACCGGCATCCTTGAACATGCCCTGACCAACAGAGCCAAGGAAAAACGCCTCCTGCGGATTGGCAGCGTAGTACTGCTGCGCGTTCGGGTTTTGAATGCTGTTCAGGTTGGTCTGAGACACATACCCGTCACTGTTGCGCACCACCTGGCCGTTGGCGTTCGCGCTAAACAGCGTCTGAAAGACGGTTGGGGACGCGCTTACACCGTCCATCCAAGCCTGACGCGCAGACTGTTCGGCTGCGGTGATCTGCTCAGGTGTTGGCCCCTGCGATGTCATCGGCGCAGGCGCTGCAACTGGTGCAGGGCTTGGAGCCTGTGCAACTGGTGCTGCGGCAGCAGTCTTAGCGAGGCCATTCCAGTACTCGTCGCTGTCATATTCGTACATACTCAGTAACCCTTCCTGGGTGTCGTTTGTTTGTGTTTTTCAGCCGCCTGAAGCGATGCAGGCAATGCCAGCAATGCCCGAAGCTCTGCAATGCGGGCCTGGGCGGCACGAATCTCCGCATCTGAGTAGGTCGCGGTGGTGCACACCACGATCAGCTCGGCAATGCGCTCCTCGGCATAGCCCTCGATGCCTGTCCACAGCGGAGTGGCAGCGTCAATCAGTGGTCGCCAGTCGCTCATATGCCACTGCCCATCTGAGCCTTCAGGGCCATTTCAGCGTTCAGCATCTGCGACTTGTGGTCACGGTCAGCCTGTTTGTCGGCCAGCGTTGCTTGTGTGCGTTGCAGGTCATAGCCGTACTTCGCCATTGCTTGCTCTTGCGTCATGTTGTTCTTGGATGCAGCGTCGGCAATCTCCAGGCGCATGCGCATGTCCATCAGGCGCTCCTGGCTTGCCATCTCTTCTCGGCGCAACGCCTGACGAGAGGCTTCCAGTCGTTCTTCCATCGCCATGCGCTCTTTCTCGACCTGCATCTTGACCTGCTCAGGGCTCAAGGCTGGTCCAGCCTTCTGCTCTGCGACCTTCATCTTTGCCAGTTCGTTCTCGCTTGGCAGCACCTTGTCGGGGTCCAGCTTGAATGAGCGCGCAAACTGGCGCAGCAAGGCGAGTTGGTTCGATGGCGGGATACCCATGCCGCTTGCTGTCTGCATGAAGCCTGACAGGCGTTGCGCATGGCCTTCCAGTTCGACCAGGGCGGCCACGCCTTGGGCGCGAACACGGCTGTCGCCTTTGATGCCTTCCTTTTCGCTGTACTGCATGTTCCAGTCGAAGAAGCGGGTGATGACCGGGGTGATGATGTCATCGTCCCAGTTACGCACTGCGCGACGAACCCACAAGTTGGATGCCGTCCATGCAATCGATGCGCCTGTGGCCGACTGCATCGCTGCTGGTGCGTCCTGGCCTTGCAGGAACGCAGGCAGCGTGCCGACTTCCTCGATCAGCATCTTGCTCAGGCTGAAAATCTGCTGAAGCTCGGCAAACCGGGGGTTGATGTCGATCACTTGGAACGCTGCGCGAACGTCTGCACCGGGTCGCTTTGATCGCCAGAACTTGCCTGGCTCAACGCCCCAATGCCCGTTGACAGGCTCAACCGCAGAGTCATCGACGATGAACTGAGGCATCACACTCAGACCCATGTTGTCGTGCGTTGCCCGGTATGCGCTGTTGGCAGACTCCTGTGCATCGCGCACTTCGTAGGGCAGGCCAAACCCAAACAGGCTCGACTCATCACGCTGCCAAGTGAACACCGAATAGGGCAACTCGTTGGTGTCCAGCGGGTTCAGTGCTGCCTTCAGCACCTTGCCGCCAGTGGCAAACCACACAATGCCAGTGTGCGTCTTCAGGCTGTCTCCATCGACCTCGATGCCCAGCGATTCAATCTCGTCGGCGTCAATCTGTCCGTGGTATTCCCACACCTCATAGCGACGGTCACGCACTCCAGATGCACCATTGAGCGAACGCAGGCGCTCACGGTGCGTTCCAGTCGGCACAGATGGGTCGTTGTCCAGCACCTCGCGCAGCACATCGATGTCGATGTCGGGCAAATCCTGCAACTCGCTCAGTTCCTTGCGGGTCATGAAATGTCGCTCAAACACAAACTCAGCCTCGCGGCCAGTCGTTGCGCTCATGTCAGGAAAGAAATTCCACAGATCAACCCGGCTCACTTCAGGCAGCGGCTTGCGCTCCATCGTCAGAACATGAGTCTCGCCCTGCTGGGTCCACCGCTTGGTGGTGCGGAACATGGGCACCGGGCCTTTGATCACGCCAGTGCCGTACAGAACGGCATCATGGATCACATCGCGGGCGTGGGTGGACCAGTTCGACTCAGCCAACTGATCATCGATCTCACGCTGCATCGCATCGCACCGCTTCTCAGCCTCAGCTGTGATCGCCGCAATGGATTCGTGCAGGGCACCTGCCATCATCTGGCCTTCAGGCGTCTCGATGGGCTGGTCTGCTGGCAGCTTCTCCGACAGGTCCAGCGCTTCCGACATATCTGGCACTGGCGTTGGCTCGATCACATAGCAGCGCTCGTCAGACGGGAACAGGATGTCAAACATCCTCGCCTCGACCAAACCCACCAGACGGCGGGTCAGTGGCACAAACAGGCGACTGCCGTACTGCTCGGAGTCTGTGAATGTGCCTGGCTCGTACAGGCCATTGAATTGTCTAACGTCCTTGTACCAGCGTTCCTCGGTGTTCTGACGCTGCTGAACCTGCTCTTGGGCCAGCGACTCAAGGCGCACGCCAAGGCGAGACACGATGCTGCGACGGCGCTCAAGCTCGGCGGATTCTGCTTCGGGGTCAACGTCTGTGAGCGCCAACGCCAAATCGTCAGCAGACATGGCACCACTTGCCAGTGCCTGCGCCAGGTTATTGGTCAACTCATCATCAAACATTGCACGCCCTTTTGGTCATGGGGTGCAGTGTCCAGACGAGCCTACATTTGGGCGATACGTGGCATATATGCCACCTCAGCCGCGCCGCAGCACAAACCGCAGGTTGTTGCCGACGATCACCACGTACATCACGCACAGCATGGCATAGGCCCATGCCGGGGTGGTGTCGCGGAATGTCCAGATGGCACCGGCCAGCGCAATTTTGGGCAGGGCCAGCCCCAGTTCAGGGCCAAACCACGCCATCAGCTTCTTGGCGATTGGGTTGGCTTCTGCACCCTTGCCAGTGCGCAGCACGTAGAGCGTCGTAGCGAGGTCTGCCACCTGCAAAGCGAGCAGTAGGTAGACAAACACCATCGCGTATTGAGTGATGAGTTCCACGGTCACTTGGCCTCAAGAGCTGCAAGGCGTGCTTCAATGCCACAAGCGATGAATAGGTTCAACTGGTCATAGCGGAAGCTGTAACGATCACCGGCCTTCAGCGTGACTTCAGCCCAAGCGTCTTTGGCCTCAATAGCGGCTTGAGCTTCTACTGCAGCCTCAATCACATTGCCTTCGTCATCAACCACTGAGTCTTTTGCTTCAGTGGCAGCTTTTGCTTCAATAGCTGGGTGCTCGACAACTACATCGTCCCATTTGTCAAAGCAGATGAACCCGTATGCAAACGGGTCAAGGCCGTGAAGTTTCATCAACTCAATTGCGCGCTGAACAGTCAAACCAACATGGTGACGAGCCTTGTCGCCTTTCTTTGCAACCGAATCAAGGAATTGATATATGCCAATTTCTTTGCTCAATGCCTTAGCAGCTTCGATCTCATCAGCTGTCATGACGCGAACATCAGTCTTTTCCCGAGCGTCTGATGTGTTGATAGTTCCAGTGCCAGCGTAAACAGTTGACCAGCGCAGTGCGCCAGAGCCAAGAGTTTGCGTGTTATCACCGCCTGGAGTTAGGTTGCCCGATGCATCCAACGTCATCGCTTGCGTGAAGCTGATCGGGTTGCCTGCTGTGCCGCTGGGGGCGGTGAACCAAGAGTGGGAGCCAAGCGATTGCTGGTAATAGCTAGACTCTGCTGAGTGCATGTATTTCCAGCCGGTGTCGTAAAAGGCGTTTGACGACAGCCATGTCTGGGTTATAGAGTTAGGATTTGTAAGCGCAGTCCCCGCACCCATCTGCACCACATCAAATGCGCTGTTCCACGCCGATGGGGTTACGCCCAAGCCAAGGTTGCCAGCGCTGTCAATGCGAGCGCGTTCGGTGCCGTTTGACAGAAAAACAACCGGGTGGTTTGTACCTGTGCCGTATACTGCCCCTCCCACCGATGCAGCAACACCGGAAAACGATGTGATAGTTCCGTTTGACGTCCGCGCGTAGCACGTACCGCCAGCGGTGACGGCATCAATTCTTTGTGTCGGGCTTGCAGTGCCAACACCCACATTCCCGCTGGCATCCTTGATCAAGAACTGATCAGAAGTGACTTTCTTTGTTGTTCCACCTTGAACCAGTGGGATTGTTTCTGTGCCGTCAAGCGTACTTGCGCCGGGAAGTGCTGAAATTTTGATGTCTGCCATGTCTTACTCCAATGTGAGGTAAAGGTCTGATTCGGTTGTGAGGTTGTCCAGGGCTTCGGTAATGAAATACCTTGTTTCCCGCGTTGCGAGGTAGTCGCCGTCTTCGGTGATCAGGTAATCACCGGCTTCCGTGATGAGCTGTCCGTACCCGGTTGGGGCAAATGACGGGTCTAGGAAGCTGAATCTGGGCGCTCGTAGCGCCATGCTGATGGCCAGCATCAGACGTACCCGACGATGCCCGTTGCGCTAGTTGCTGCGGCCACGCGGTCAATTTGGAATGGGCCAAGGTACGTGCCACTGGCGACGTTCTCGTGCTGCGCCACATTGCCGAACAGGTCGCGCACAACGACCGTTCCACCCAGGCCGACGAACAGCATTCGGCAGACATGTGACAGGTCAGCGTCAGCGGGTGTGATGCTGATCAGACGGATGGCAGGTGTGGTCAGGTCGGGGTACTGAGACGAGAGAGGATTGATAGCAGGCATGGTGAAGCACCTCTGTAAAGATGCCTCACTTTGGACTCTGATGGCAACAAATACCAGCGTGGCATATATGCCTGAGGGTCAGTAGCCTGCGCGGCGTGCTGCGAAGTTGGTTGATGCACCCAGTGTGGAGCGCTTTGGCTCGGTGATGGCAAAGCGCAGCATCATCATGGCGTAACGGCTCGCGCTGATCACGTCATCGCGTTCCTTGACGATCAGGCCATTCTTGCGGTGGTACATGCGGAACTCTTCAATCCATGAGGTGCAGGTGCTGAACACACGCCATCTGCCCGTCTGCATGCGCTCCAGCATCTCACTGATACCGGCTTCAACGCCGTTCCCGCCGTCTTCAAAGGTCGCACGCTCGGGCAGCATGTTCGCACCCAGGTTGCGGTACTGGTTCGCAAGCTGCTCACCTGAACCCTTGTCATGCTGCAACCCGTCATGCGGCCAGGCGATGGGAATCCACTTGCCCTTGGCTGCAAGCAGTGGTGCCTGCATCGCCACACTGGTTTCACGCAACCTGAACTCGTCAGTCAGGTATATCGTGTCCGTGTCACGGTCCCATGCAATCCATGATGCCGCGGCTGGGTGATCCCAACCCAGGTCGAGGCCAATGATCCGCGGCCAATGCTTTGGTATCGCCATTGGCGGGATGACGATCTGATCTTCAGGCACAGGAAACACTCGACCACTCCCCATTGATGGTATGCCCTTGGTACGGGCTTCGCGCTCATGCGGCGGATAACTGGCAATGATCTTGGCCTTCTGCTCTGCCGTGTAGTGCGCCACGTCCTCGATGGTCATGTTGACCATCCCAGCGTCTTGGTAAATGTGAAGCTCCTGCCAGAAGCGCATGGCAATCGTGGTCATGCCTTTTAGCAAGGTGCAAGTGACAATGACTGGACCAAAAGCAGCATTGGTACGGGTCAGCCCCTCCATGTAGATGTCTTCAGGCGGTTCCTCATCGAACCAAACTCCATCCACGGTGTCGGCCTGCCACTTCCCACGCCCCTGGTCGTACGACTTCAGGCTGATGGTGCTGATTGACTCCAGCCCATTGGCGTCGGTGAACTTGATTTTAGCGGTGTCAACAAACTCGTTGACGTGGCGGCTCCAGTTCAAGTCAACGATGCACCCCTTGGGGATTGCTCCGGTGCCAGGGTCTTTTTTGGGGTCGCGGCCAAACAGGTAGCGCTGCACACCGCGCCGGGTCAACTCTCCAGACTCCGAGCCAGCCAGCCAGTTGTTCCCCTTGGTGAACCTCTTGCCAGCCCACCACTCAGGGTATTTCCCAGTGAGGTGCATGGCCACCTCGTTGGCTGCCGCGAGAGTCTTCCCGCAATTGTGGTGATACACGCCTGCGGCTTTGTAGTTGTGACTATTCGGGACCTGAACGTCTAATATTGGCTGGTAACCAATAGGGATCAGAGCTAAAATAGAGCTTCCACCAACCAACTGATGAGGTATATATGGGAAAAAAATCGCCTCTTGATGCTCACTTAGCAGAGCTTCTCGCATGGAATGACCAAGGCGTTGAGCGTCATGAAATGGCATCTCGCCTTGGGGTATCGAAATTTGCGGTTCAAGCGTATCTAAATCGACGTGGTGTCCCCGCAAAGATTTTTGGTCCAGGCGGGACACTGAATGACGATGAAGTTCGACGATTGATTGAGGTTGAGTGCAAGACTCAAGCAGAAGCTGCCGCAATTCTTGGATGCCACACTGCAAGTGTTGAGAGAGCCGTTCGGAGGCTTGGCCTTCAAACGCCGCGAACAGGTCCGCGAAGTGGTGCAGATCACACTCAGTGGGTGGACGGACGCTGTATAGATAAGAGTGGATACGTGCTGGTGTTCGCTCCATTGCATCCGTATGCGTCCAACATGGGTCGAATCCGAGAGCATCGAGCCATTTGTGAGGTGGCTCTTGATCGCTACTTAGCCCCATGTGAGGTGGTTGACCACAAGGATGATCACCCTTTCCATAACTGGCCTTCGAACTTGGATGTTTATTCCAGCAACGCAGACCACCTCCGCGCAACACTAACTGAGCGAGTGAAGTCCAGCCCTCGGAAGTCAACACCAGGTGTTCTGCCGTGCAATCGAACCACAAACCGCTGTCCAGAACAACACGAAACGCTGGCGCAATGTCCCGCAGAAACCATTGAGAAGTACGAGCGATTTCTTCTCGTCCATCGACCAACGAAAGAGCATGTTGCTCTCCCGAAAGCAGCATACCTCCGCTCTGGAGCGTGGTCTGACCCGTTTGGACATAAGTCCACGGCGTAATGCACTGGTTACCAGCCGACAGCATGCGCTCACGCTTCTCGGCACCCATTCCATGAAAGTCGGCCTGCTTTGGGTATGGCTTGTAGGCATCGAGCTGGTTTTCGACGATCACCCTCCGCAGCATCATCTCGATAGCTGCGAGCTGGTCATCATCCATGCGCTCAAGGACTTCAGGCAGCATCTTTAATCCATGGTTTAAGCCCAGCAGCTAATGCCGCGCAGGCAAGCGCGACGGTGCGCGATGCGCCGACCTTGAGCCACCGTGCATACGTAGCCCGGTTGACACCCAGCGCTGCGCTTGCAGTCTGGTATGTGTAGCCCATGTGGGACTGCCAGGCTCTCAGGTCGTCGGGGGTCATGATGCAAGCCCACATTGGGCGCACTGCCACATGCCAGGGCCGTCGGCCACCAGAACGACCGAGCCACACCGCTTGCATGGCGCAGTGGCTGTGGTGTTGGTGGGCCTGTCTACGGCCTCTCTCACCCAGTCGCTCAGTTTGCGACCCTGGGCCTGGGATTTGTGCACCCACCGGGCTTTGGTGCCGGGTGGGGCTTTGATGACAATGGTGTCAGTCACCGTGCATCCCAGTAGCTCTGTGCGGCTGCTGCAATCTCTGCCTTTGTGGAGCCTTTGCCAAATGCTGCCATCCCACAATCGACCAAGTTGCTCACGCCACGCGCACCATACGAGTCGTTCAGCTCAGACTCAATTGCAGACTTGGCTGATTCGTCGCATTTGCCCATTGCATGCAGCGCCAACTCAGCAACCCATGCCGTGCGCTTTGTGACTGCGTGTTGATAACTGATTGCACGAATCTCCGTATCGTGTCCACCAATACGATATGGACCGTAAAAAACCCAATCTGTTGCAAAGCGCCGAATAGGCTTGCCCGTTTCTTTTTGGGCTTGTCGTATTGCCGCAGTTTTTGATGTAGTCATGATTGCCCCATTTGATGGATACCGTGTGCCGCACGGTCGGGTGGTAACGCCACTCTGAGACCCCCGCTTGGGCAGGGGCTACGGGGTGGGGTCAAGATTCGATTTTTTCGGCCAGCTTGCCAGCCATGTCGGCCAGTCTGCGCAACTGACGCACAACAGATTCGCGGCGGTCGGATACGGTACGGGTGTCCGCACCAAAAACATCATCGCTTTGGTCCTCGGTAGCTGCGCCCTCAATGCTTGCCGCAAACTCGACAATGCCATCCAAGTAGGCCTTTTCGCTGACCATGTAGCCAGCTTCGTCCTTTACATCAATCCAGATACCTTTTGCTGGCCGGGTGTACTCAGCAATCAGCTGCATGTCTTTATCCAGCACCTCAACCTTTGCCAACCCGTTCGGGTAGATTTTGATTTGGCGCTCTTGTGCGGCCCACTGGCGCATGTACTGTGACACTGCGCTTTCGATGGCCTGCTGGGTGTTGCAGCTGGCCAGCGCCGCGGCAAAGGCGTTTAAGGCTTGTTGATTGTCTTTGGTCATGATGTTGCTCCTATCAGGATTCCCGGTGCCGCCGGGGCGGTGGACTTGCTTGATTGCCTGTCCATGGGTCTTATTATAGTCGCGTTTTGCGACTGCGCGCTACCGTTCGTCGGAAACTTTCGCCTTTGTCCTTATCGCCCTTACCTGCTCCAGCGCATCCAGTGCAGCCTGAGCATCACCAGGCGTCATGCGGCCCATTGCCTTCTTCAGCGGATCAGTCACATCCTCGACCTTGTGCACAAACATACCCATGTTCACGCCCAGCAGATTGAGCGCCTTAATCTTGCCCTCGGTCTTGAACTTCTTGGACAACACCAGCTGCCCGTCTTCGCCAATCTCGACCAGTTCAATCGAGGCGATGGCAGCAGCTGTGTCATCGTCCAGTTCGTGCACCTTCTTCAAGCCGCCGTCCTGATTGAATATCTTGCGAATGTCGAAAAAGGCGATCCGCGCTAGCTCCTTGATCACCATGTCCTGCGTGACCTCAGTGCGCTTTACCGCCGCCGCCCTCAGCTCGGCAACCCTTTGGGAAACACCACTATGTGAAAAAAGAATGCTGGATTGCGACCAAACGGCGCGGTCTTTCCACTTCTGGCTTTTTGGATACGCCTCGCGGTATGCGGCCGCTTGGCTCTTGCCTTCGGCCACCAGCTGCGCGAACTTCTCCTGCTGCGGTGTGAGTGGCTTCATGGTTGTTCCCTCTTCATCGATTCGTATTGCTCGACAGTCGGCAGCATTTTGTTTGCCCAAATGAACTCGATGCACGCTTGGTTGTAATGGCAGATGCGTTCTGCAATCCACTGGTTGTCAGGCTTAAACGCACTCGCAGCAATGATTCGCTCTGCGTTGCGCAATTTCACCTCGCACGACGAAAGCGCCTCTTCCGCTGCACGACGTGAGGCCCGGTCTTTTTGCGCATACCAATGGGCGTGGGTGTCGAGGTGCCTGGCCAGCTTTTCAATGGCTCGGGCTTTTTGCTTCGAGCGAAAAACCTCTGTTGTGAAGTCGGTGGAGGCAACCCAAAACGCACCAATCTTTGTGACTTTCACGACACCTGCCCCCGCACAAACGCCTCAGCGTTGTTGATGATGCGGATGCGGTCCATGTTCCCCATGCACTCTGAGCGAAGCCAGTCTGCCGGGAAAAGCACCTCCACTGCGCTCACCTCGATGTAGGGCACCTGCTGAACCGCAGCAGTCATCAGAGCCGTAGAGCTTCCGAGCGGGTGGATGTCCCCACGCAAGAACACTTGACCTGACGTGCTCACACCAGCCGAAGCGACCTTCTGGCCATTGATCTGAATCTCGACAAGGCTCACGTCCTCGTCCTCATCTGCCTCAAAAATCGTAGCCATCTGTCATTTCCTTTCAGCGACTGAACGCCAATTGCCTTCTCAAATCATCTTCACGGACCACAATCACCTTCTCTGCCTTGGCAGGGGCAAGGGTGTGCCTTTTCACGAATCTCTTTCCCTTGGCGCTTGAGGCGGGGCCCAGGGATGAGCGCAAACGTCCTGCGTTGCGCAGCTTGACCAGCACCGAGCTGATGTCGGGGTGGTCGATCTTTGACAGACCAAGGGCCATGCTGATCTGGCCGATGGTCAAGCCTGGTTGCGGGATGTTGGCCGCCAGGGCTTCTTCGCAGTGCGTGGTCAGCAGCGCTTCGATGCGCGCCTTCAGTCCTCCTGGTGGTGTCACTTTTTCCATTGGCATCCTGCGTCAATCAGCTGGTTTTTCTTCGATCACCAGGCGGCGGCCACTGGTGAGGTAGGTTTCTGTCATCTGCGTGGGCTGGTCAATCTGAACGGGGCTGGGTTGGTCAACCCACTCACCAGCCTCGTTCTTGTGTTGCACGGTCACGCGCACAGGCCAGTTGCTGGTGTCTGCGTTTTCGATGCGGATCATCTTGGTCATTGGTTTTCCTTCGGTTGTGGTACTCGGTCACTCGGTCCCGCCGTGACACGGTGGCGGTTCGGGCACTCCACGTGGGAGCATACCCAAAATTCGTTCTCACCCGCAGGCCTGTGGGTGCTGCCCTTGTGCTGGCAAACAGGGCATGGCTTGGGTTCGGGTTTCTTGCTCACGCCCTGCCCCGCCCACCATTCCCACCCGGGTTGTTGATGCTGGTCGCGCTCTCGCCCTTGATCGCATTGCCGCGCAAAAATCCGGCGAACTCTGCGCGCGTCATCCACGCTTCCATTGCGTCCTGCGGCTGTATTGCTTTGCTGGCGTAATGCGTGCCGCCGACTTGGGTTCTGTTTGCGCTCAAAGAATTTCCCCTGTTTCCAAATCCACCCCCAGCAGAACACCGCGCTCTGCTGCAAAGGCTTCAATCCATTCCATAAGCCGCCCGCACTCGTCTTTCGACAGCTTGCTGGTGCGTTCGTAAATGATGTCAACGCCATGTCCGTCAAGTGCGGGCACAAGCTGCGGAGACTGGCGTTCCTCGCGCATCCATGCGGCCATGCACAGTCGCTTCCACACTTCCATTGGCAGCTTCTGTCCACACCAATCGCACTGCGCTGATAGCTCTGTCAGCATGGCGTGAAGGCGGGCGTTCTGTGGGCTGCTGCGCTTCTGCGGCTTGACCTCCAACACCATGCGATTCCCTGCAACGATCATGGGTTTGATGCACTCGCTCCAAGCCTTTGCAAGCGCAGCGTGCGCCTGGACAGCCTGGTATAGCGGGATGGTCATGCGCTCAGCCATGCAACCGCTCCAGCGTGACGTTCAGCGCATCCAGTTCGGTCATCTTGCGAATGGCCCACATCCTGCGCTGGCCGTGCCACCCAAGCGTGTTGTCACGGTGGCAGCTAGAGCACAGGGCAATGCATGTGTATTGCAGGCGCTGCTCTATGTGATGGCTCTCGCTTGGTCCAGGCTGGTCGCAAACAGAACATGGCAACTCCTTGACCATCGCGTGGTGTGCGCGCTCTTTGGCTGTCAGTCTGTTATTCATGCGATTTCTACCCGCACAAACCCGCCAACAGTGTCGGCCTTTCGGATCGTCAACGACCACTTGCTGTCGTCCACACCCAGCACATCGCACAGGCCATCCAATCCAGCCTTGCAACGAGCCAAGGCGTTGTCCAGATCAAATGCCCTGCGTGTGGGCGCGTAGAACGTCAGTGTCAGGTGCAGCCTGTCAGCCGCGACCGGCTTCGCGCCCTGAGCTTTCGCCTGCCAAGCACACGCTTCCCGGTAGGCCTTCTTGGCTTTGGCCAGTCGTGCCCAGTGCATGCGAGCGTTCGGGGACAACTCGGTTGGAGGCCACGGTAACGTGATGGTCATGCCACGCCTTTCAACACAAAGTCATCGCACCGCTGAAGGATGAACCGCATCGGTGGAATCGACTGGGCCGCACAAGAACGACCACGCAAGTGCTTGCACTCGAAGCACACGCGCCTGTTGTCCTGTGGGTCACGATCTCTGTTCAACATCTGTTCTGCCAATCGTTCTGAAAACTTGAAACCTTCTTTTGCGAAAACCGCTTCTCGCCTGATGAATCTCTGAATCTCTTTCTCTGTCCAATCACCTACTGTTGTCATCCCTGTATTCCTGAAATTGCCTTTGGTGAACAGACTCAGCCCATCCTGGGAGAGCCTTTACGTATTGCCTTCGGAGCCACACGACTCGCCAGACGTTCGGGGCAGAGGCTCTGGCTTCGCCACCTCTTGCTGTATCTCAGCCCCTAATCCCACAGTTCAGCTATCCCCGAGTGCCTGTCGTTAAACCAAGTCCGACACATCCCGGCGGCACGTTTAAAGCGGCGTGCGCGCTTTGTAAAAACCTCCCGCTGCGCTGCTTGGATAAGCGCATGTCCCTCTCTGGCTTTGGGACGGGAGGCTGGGAAACTCATCGCCTTCTGACCTCCATCAACAACTGGCAAACAGCGAACAGCCCTGCACGTTGGTGCAAGTCGTTCATGTCCTCGCCTTCAATGGGGCTCATGCAGTACGGCAAGCCTGTTGCCTCTGCTGTTTTCTGGCCTGTTTTGGATGCGTCGTTGTCCGCACACACAAACACACGGCCTTTGATCTGTTCGGCCACGCACTCGATGTTGTTGGCGCTGAAACAAACCACCACAGAGGCCCGCAATCCGATGCTGCGTAGCGCTGCGAGAACCGATAGGCCTGTGGCATAGCCTTCAACCAAAAACGTCTCTGGCGCGGTTTTGTCGCCCATGCGGAACACGGCACCTTTGGCGCGCATGCCTGGCAACATCTTTTTCTCGTACTTGCGAGTGGGCTCATCCCAACGAATGACCTGTAAGCCTTGCAAGTTGTTGGTGGCCAGATTGCGCATGGGGATCAGGAGCGATCCGTCCTTCGCCACAAAGCCTTGAGCGTCTGGAAAGCCTTTGATCGTCAGATAGCCATGCTCGCTTGGCTGGGCATCACGGATCATTTCAGCGCCACGCATCGCAGCACGCTGGCACTCGCGGTCTTTGGCAGACTGAGCAGCCAATCGCGTTGCACGCCACTCGGCCTTTTCTGCCTCTGTCCACGGGTGAGCATCGGCATCGCTGAACCACTGGGCACGAGCTTCAGCGGCCCAGTTCCACACGAAACCGCGCTTTCCGTCCCAGAAGTACGCACCGTTGGTGGAACGTGGCTTGTCTGTGGTACCGCAGCGGCGAATGCGCTCGCCCGCATACAGGCGGGATGGGTCAATTTCGACACCGTGCGCGCGGGCAAAGCTGATGAAGTCGCTCATGCTGCCGCCTTGGCCATGCCTTTGACGCGGGCCATATTCAAGCTGGTGATCTTGTTGCGCACGTTGCGCGTGACTTCCACGTTTGGCGTGTCCGTCATTGACCATGTATCAGGTGGCATCTTCCCGGTCATGTCGCGGAACAAATACCTGGCACGCCACTTTTGCTTGTCCGGCGCGCTATGGGCTCGTGCGTAGGTGCAAAGTTGCTCCCACAAATGGCGCTGATCGTCGGCAAGTTTTTTCTTGCCAATCATGATTTCCTGCATTTCACCGGCCACGGACTCCACCAGCGATTGACCCTGGCGCTCAAACCCGCACGACATGCACCGCTTGTGAAACGGCTTGTACCCGCACGATGGGCAACCCTTCGCCTCTTTTTCTTCGTCGTCTCGGCGGATCTTCTTGTCCAGCTTTTCGCCCATGTCGAGAGCGTCAAGGCCACCAAAGAAAATCTCTGAATAGTCCTCTGCGAACCGGGTGATATTTCCGCTGTGGTCCAGCAGCAAACAATCCTTCTTGCCGGTGTCAGGGCTAGACCGTAGGCCACGCCCCCACATCTGGATAGCGGTAGACAGTGACTTGCGAAGGGGCCGGCAATCGACCACGCAGCCCACATCAGGCACATCAAAGCCCTTTGCCAGGGCCTCCACGCTGATCAATACCCTCAAGCTTGAGTCTGTCTTGCTGTATTCCTTCAGCAGCAGTTCACGTTCAGCCGCTGTGGTTTCGCTGGTGAATACCGCCGCCATAACGCCGGCATCCACAAACTGGCGGGCCAGTTCCTCGCAATGCTTGATGGTTGCGCCGAAAACGATGGTCTTGCGGTTCTCTCCGAACTTCACCCACTCGCTGACCACATCACCGATGATTTCCATGCCGCGTTCTTCGGCGGCCGAATCCGTCCACTCACCACCAGCCGTTGACGCGCCTGCCATGTTGGCGCGCTTGCAAGCGAACACCCGCATGGGTACCAATACGCCCGATTGCGTCAGGTCGTGCATGGTGGTCGCGTTGATCAGGTTGCTGAACAACTTGCCCAGGCCGGGGCTGAACGGCGTTGCGCTCAGCCCAATGCATGCGGCCTTTGTGTTCATGATGAACTCGGTCCACACCTTCAGTTGCGTGTGAGCCTCGTCAATGATCACCACATCAGCCTTGGGCCAGTAGCCACGCTTTGCCAGTGTCTGAGCGCTGGCGATCTGGTACGGCATGTCGTTGCGCCGCCAGTGGTTCGCCTGCACCACGCCATGAGCTGCAAGCCCGTAGGTGTCTGCCGCCTTGCTGGTTTGGTTGATCAGTGTTGTGCGGTCACACACGAACACCACGCTACGCCCCTTAACCAACGCTTCATGCGCGATGCGGTGTCCGAGGTAGGTTTTCCCGGCACCAGTCGGAGCCATGATCATCTGGTTCTTGTGGCCGTCACGAAACCCCTGGCGCAGCAAATCATGTGCATGCTGCTGGAATTGACGAGGCTCTGGGAACGTCGAACTGGCGTAGTTCGGCGCATCTTCAAAAAGCCTGTTCATGACGGCGTTGCTCATGCCTGCACCTGTTTCAGCTTGGCAATCTGGCGGTCCTTTGACTTGACCATCTTGATCAGCTCTGCGCATTGGTTCTGGTAGCCATTGCGTGAGGCTGTCATGGCCTCAAGCTGTGCACGGGCCTTGGCCAGTTCGTTCGTGACGTATGCGAGTGCATCGTCTGCTTCCAACATCTGTTGGATCAGCTCGGCATCTGCAAACTGGGCTTTGACCAGGGCAGCCATTTCGGCTTCGTCTGGGCCGTCATCCATAACCACTTCAATGGGGTCCGGCTTTGCAACGGGGATCGGCTTCGCAATCGCTGCCGCCTGCTCTTCCTTTGGCAACTTCGCTATGGCTGCGGCTTTTGGCAGGCCAATCTCGCCAGACTTGACAGCGGCGATTACTTCAGGTGCAGCATTGGTTTGCACAGCCTTTGCCTGGCGAATTGATCGCTCGGATACACCGGCAATCGCAGCCATTTCGGCTGTTGTCTTTTGTGGGGCGGCACTGAGTGCCGGGGCAGATTTCGTGTGCTGATTCGCCCCAACAACTGGATACCATGCGTAAACAGCAGCAGTAGCAGATGCCAATTGGGCAGAAGTCATGTGGCGGCGTGGTCCGTTCTGTCCCCATGCGAAATCTCGCGGGTCAACATCACCAAGCTCTACCGTTGGGCAATCCATGCCCAACTCCGTTGCTGCCGTGTAGCGGTGCCAACCGTCAATCACCATGCCTTCAAACAAGGTGATCGGGTTTTGCACGCCGATGTTTTCTATGCTGTCTTTCAGCGCCTGAAAGTCGTCTGCCACCATTGCCGGGAATGCAGCGGAAAGTGGGTGCTGTGTAAATTTCATTTGCCGTCGCCAGACAGTTGCGGTTTATTTTGGCCACCCATCCTAGCAGCCGCCCTTGCTAATCGCCGCTCAGTCTTGATTCGTAGCAGTGCGCCGTGAACGCGGTCAACCATGCCAAGAGGCAGGGTGTCAGGCCACATGTATATAGCATGCACTGTTTGAT